AATATGATAGATATGAAGACTAAACAAGAAAAACCTAAATGGTTTAAAGGCGCTTGGTATAAAACAGGTGATATTGTGGAAAATCCATTTAGTGGTGAGTTCTGTGAACTAACAGGTCCAGAATTAAGTATGTATGACTTTATCAAAGGCGCTGAATATACTATAGCAGTGACCTATAATGATGATATACTACACCCTGATACAAGTAAATTACAAAATGAATTGTATAAAGGTATTGATTGGTTCAGAGAAACTAATCCTTCAGCTTATATGACATTACTAGATTAATATGACAACAGAACAATTTAATGCGTTAGTAAATGAGTTAGACTCTTACGCGCAAGAAACAATGAATAAAAAAGGTCCTGAATATACTATGCAGGATAAAGACGTGCTAAACAACTTTAAATCTACTGCTAAAAAGCTTGGTGTAGATCCGTTGATAGTATGGTATGCTTATTTTGATAAGCAAGTTAGCTCAGTTGCTTCACATGTTAGCAATGAAGATCTGAATAAAGCAGAGCCTATGATCAGTAGGTTCGGTGATATAATAAACTACGCAAAGCTTGGCTTCGCATTATTTAGAGAAAGAGATGATGTGTAAAAATGTTATGGTGACTTTGTTGTCTCTAGTAGAAAAAGAGATGAAAAAAAGAATCGAACATTCATACTTTGAAGAAGAGTCTGACAAGTGGAGTAAGTTCCATGATTATATCAGAGAAATACGTTTAACAATAAATAAAGGCGGAATAAAATGAGTACAAGAAATTTAACAATGATAGTTGATAGAGACTACGCAAGTCAAAACGAATTAGGTTTTGCTGCTAATCCATCAGTATATAGTGACAACAGCTATGTAAATATGTATTTACATCACGATGGTTACCCTGAATGGCAAGGCGTACAGTTAGCAAACTGGTGTCACGCTAATGCTAGACAAGATGGCTCTGCTATGGCTGCAAAGCTAGTACACGATATGTACTATGACAGTTGCTACTTATATGCAGACCATCAAAACATAGATCATAACTATACTTATACAATATGGGTAGGTGATGCTGATGATATATGGATTAGTTGCTGGAATCAGTATACTAGCAGATGTGTATTTGTATTAAAGCCAGAAAAAATTATATCTAAGTATATGAAAGATATGGAGTACACAGACTTTGCAAATAATGAAACAAGATACAAAATAAATACGGATGGATTTAGATAATATAAACGATGCAACAATTGATTTGATAACCGAAGCTGTAATTAAAAAAATGCTTTACAAATTCAAACAAGAGTATCATCAACTTGAAACACCTATGAGTATTCAAGAATTAATGAAAGGCTATATGCCATTCAGAGAAACTGAAGAAGAATATCTAATTGCTGAAATGGCTAGACTACACACGTTGTTAGCTTTATATGAAGGCAATGAAGAGTTCATGAAAGCAGCAATAATAAAAAGAAGATTAGAAATAGTAGAAAATAAATTAAACAACTTATGATTAAACACAATGCAATGTTGGCACACAAGTTCGACAAGTCTAGAGTAGACTGGAACAGCCAAAAAGTATTTATACAAGCAAAGCTCGACGGTGTTCGTTGCTTATTCACAAAAGATGGTGCGTATTCACGTAACCACAAACAATTCATGAATGTTAGGCATATTGAAATGGCTCTCAAACCTTTCTTCGATCAACATCCTGACGTTATACTCGATGGCGAGTTATACAATCACAAACTAAAACATGATTTCGAAAAAATTATATCATTAGTTCGTAAACAAAAACCTACCGACACTGATAGACTAGATGCTCAGCATCTCGTACAGTTTCATGTATACGATTACTTCGATGGTACGAGGTATGATTCATATGATACTAGACGAGATCAACTTATATGTTCTGACATATATGATGCTCAAGTCAAATACGTACATGCTAAACAAGTTAGCAGTTACGAACAAGCTAGAGAAGACCATGCCACGTTCTTACTTGCTGGTTACGAAGGTAGTATCATCAGACTAGATGGTCTATACAAACACGGTAGATCTTACGACTTAATGAAGTTCAAAGACTTTAGTGATACCGAAGCTACAATTGTTGGCTACGAAATCGGTAAAGGTAAACGTTCAGGCACGCTAGGCAAGTTCTTAATGCAAGATGACGATGGCGTTAAGTTTGGTTGCCCTCCCGGCAAAGGCTATACGTACAAAGACATGGCAAATATGCTAGCTAATATTCAAGATTATATTGGCAAGCGTGCGACGTTTACTTATTTTCAAAGAACACAAGCAGGTTCATACAGACACCCGCTATTTAAAACAATACGTAACTATGAGTAGAAAATTTAAAAATGATGTACTGTTTAAAGTCTCAGTAGACGTTAACGGTAAGCAAGAATATAATTTTATGGAAAAAAATTATGATCAGCTATGCGATAAGCTAACTGATGTTATGATACGAGAAACTTTATGAATATATTTTATTTACATAAAGATCCTTATAAAGCTGCACAGATACAATACAATAAGCATGTGGTTAAAATGATCTTAGAATCAGCCCAGATGCTTTGTACTGCGCATCATCATTATAACAACGGAGATAATGTACCTTATAAAAAAGCACATTACAACCATCCGTCAACCATATGGTGTAGACAAAACAAAAACCATTATAGATGGTTATACAATCATATGATAGGTTTAGGCCAAGAGTATAAAGCTAGATATGGTAAAGAACATCTTACAATAACTAAATGTAGATTACCATTATTTAAATATCCTGTTGGTATGCCAGACGGTAAGTTTAAACAACCTCCACAGGCTATGCCTGATCAGTTCAAGCGTGATTGTGCTATACACGCATACTGGTTATACTACGTGTATGACAAAAAACATATAGCGCATAACAAAGAATCATTATATGATACTAAATACATTAAAGATAATTTTGGTTACAGCGACGATTTATCATGCTACACCGGAGCAGACGGACAGCACTCCTGACATAACGGCTAGTAATAAAAAGATAGATCTTAGTAATCCACAAAAACATAGGTGGATAGCTGTATCAAGAGATTTAGAGGCTAAAGGTCTAACGTTTGGCGTAAAAGTCAAAGTTACTGGAGCCGGTAATCTTGACGGTATATGGACCGTACAAGACAGAATGCACCACAGGTGGTTATCACGTATTGACTTTTTAGTCAATGAAGAAATTACAGGTGGTAAATGGGAAAATGTCAGAATCGAAATAATCGATGATGACAATAGGTTATAAGATATAATTAGTAATAGGCTAATGTCACAGAATAGAAATATAAAATGGTTAAATGATAGACGCATATTATATAGGAAAGATCCTGTTAATGATGTGCCCACTATTGAAACTGAACAATATAGATACTACGAAAATGGTACGTATGAGTGTTATCACTTGTTTAATAGCAAGGCTAAAATAACTACATACAAATCATTGAAATGGCACATGCTTGTATTATATTATCTTAACGAAGATGTAGATTTAAGACCTGTTTTTAAATTTATAGCTAACAAAGAAAATGGTTTTGTAACCTTCTTCATTAAACAGCGACTACTAGATGAAATGATAGAAGATGTATTAAAACAAGGCGGTGACCCACCGTCAAACAAGCTACGTAAAGTAGTGTTTAAAGATTATTCAGGTTTAGACTTGAGTGGTAAATTAAAAATTGTAGGTCAACTAATAGGTAGATCTAGCATTGACAAAGATATGATATATGATACTATGTTGGATTTAAACGACATGGGTAAAAAAATAACTATCAGTCGTGTTGCTGGTTTACTTAATTGCTCTACAAGAACAATACATCGCCATATGTGTGATGATTTAAAACAAGAAAAACAAATACTAAATGAAGAAATATAATTTAGATAATTATATAAGGTACAAAAACGAGGTTCAAGAACTTGTTAGCAAATTGCCTGAAGTACAAAATAATGACTTCACAATATATGATGATAAGCAAATGATAACATGTTTTTTACCGCTAGTAGAGAACGTTGCAAGAAAGTTTTCAACTAGTCAACAAGCCTCAGGTGTAATGACTATACTTGATTTGATACAAGAAGGTAGCGCTGGTTTAACACTAGCTGTTGGCAAGCTTGACAGATCTTTGTTGTTAGAATCTGAAGACCAATTAAAAACATTAAAATCATTTTTCTCAAAACGTATCAAAGGTGCAATACGTAGAGCTGTAGATATTAATCGTGGTAACATGAGAATACCTGAGCATAAACTAAACGAAATACGTAAGAACTTTGGTCACAACAAGAAAATGGTTGAAATGTTTTTCAATAGTATATTTTTAAGTATTGATGAAAAGAAAACAGACCTTAATGAAGACTGGGCTGCTCAGATACCTGATAAGTCAGAGCCATATAACGTGGGTATGTTAAATCAATATTTAAAAGGCTTACTTAAAAAACATCTAAACAATAAAGAGTACGAAGTATTACGTATGAGCTATGGTTTAGACTGTGACAAGCATGATGCTAAGACAATAGCTAGTAAACTAGGTATACAAGGCAGCAGTGCATATGTACGTGTTTCACAGGTTAAAAAACAAGCAGTACAAAAACTTATTGATAATGTAGATTACACACAAGTGCTTGATTATCTTTAAGTTATAGAGTGAACAATTGATTAAATAGCGTTCACCAATATGTAATTATAGATATAGACAATTTAATTTTATAATATGACTTTACAACAAAAACTGGCTCAGATTCAAACTGAGCTCAAGGCTAAAAAGAGTAGATTTAATTCTTTCGGTAAGTATTACTTTCGTAGTGCTGAAGATATACTTGAATCAATAAAGCCTTTCTTACTAAAGTACAATGTAACCGTTACTGTAAACGAAAAGTTAATCGCAGAATCTAACGGTGTTCCAGTACTAAAATCAACAGCTACAATACACGATGAAAAGGGTATGATGTTATCAACATCAGCCATAGTCGGAGTAGACTTAATGCAAAAGGGTATGCAAACTCCACAACAGTTTGGTAGCGCATCCTCTTATGGTAAGAAATATGCTTTAGGTAATTTGTTCCTTATTGATGACACACAAGACAGTGATGCTACAAACAATCACAAGTCTGACTTCGATGTGGATGCAGCTAAAAAGTATATCAAATCTGGCGGTACGTTAGATGCGATAAAGAAAAAATATAAACTTACTCCTGAACTGGAAAAACAACTAACACTATAGTATGACAAAAGAGGAGATCCTAAAAAAGCTACGTAACGATGAAGATTATTATGGAGACTTTGGTAGGAATTTTTTAAGTACTTCTGATATTGGTGTGTTGTTAAAAAACCCATTAGCTTATGGCCAACCGTCAAAACAAACATCTGCATTTTTAGTAGGTGGTTATTTTCACACAGCTATACTTGAACCAGATAAACTGAAAAAGTATAAAGTGATACAATCATCAACTAGAAATACTAAATTGTATAAAGAGATGTCTGAAGGCGAATTATGTTTATTACAACATGAAGTTGATCATATTGAACTTATGACTGAAAAAATTATGAATAATGAAGTTTGCAAAAATTTAATTCAAGGTGCTAGCGTTGACTACGAAGTACCGGGTGTTGCCAAACTAAATAAATATACCTGGAAAGGTAAAGCAGACATTATTAATCATGATGATAAAGTTATAGTTGATTTGAAAACTACAGCAGATATAAACAAATTTAGGTCAAATGCATTTAGGTATAATTACGATGCACAAGCATATATATACAGTCAATTATTTGGCTACGAAATGATATTCTTAGTTATCGACAAAACAACACACCAAATAGGAGTGTTTGACTGTTCTGCTGAATTTTATTCGTCAGGGCAAGACAAGGTTAATAGAGCAGAAGATGCTTATGAGCTGTTCTATAAAACCAAGGATTTTAATCCAAAACAATATTTCATAAGTAAAACACTTTAATATAATAATATGGCAAGAACTAGAAAAAGAACATGCGACGTAACAGGCATGACAACAAGCGTTAACAATTTTTACACTAATCAATCACATGTAAAAGCTGTTGACAATTTAAGAAGAGGCACTGGTGCTACAAAAGCTCAGATGTCTAGAATGTTTAACCAATTAAATGCTTATTAATTATGGCAGGAATTATTAAAACCAGTATTAATCTTTCACAAATACCTAAGGATAAAATTATCACAGGTAAGAAAGGTAAATACTTACCAATTAGTATCTCAATCAACGATGAACCTGATCAATTTGGAAATCAAGGTCCAGTTGTAGTAGATCAAACCAAGGAAGAAAGAGAAGCTAAAGCAGCTAAAACTTACCTTGGTAATTGCAGAGTTGTTTGGACAAACGGCGCGTTCCCAGAACCCGTTAGTAATCCACAAGCTGATGGCTCTGTAAGTGTGCAGCAACCTGTACAAGATGTAAAAGAAGATTTACCGTTTTAAATATTATAAATGCAAGTAGAAGATAAAGAGATCAATGGATTTTTGATTGATGAGTTCAATCAATACAAGCTTGACGTAGGTAAAACACAGGGGATTTGTCCTCTGTGTTCCCACGACAGGAAACCCAAAAATCAAAAGGCCAAATGTGCGTCTTATGATTGGGAACGTGGTCTCGGTACTTGCCACAACTGTAATACAACTTATCAACTACATACTTACAAACGTAAGGGAGCTAGTGAACGTGAATACGTACGTCCTAGTTTTTCAACTAAGACTCATGAAACTCCCAGTAGTAAAGTTATAGAATGGTTTAAGTCCAGAGGAATATCTCAGGATACTTTAGAAGCATTAAATGTTTCTGAAGGTCCTGAGTTTATGCCTCAAACTGGTAAAACTGAGAACACAATTAAGTTCAATTATTTTATAGGTAACCAACTAATAAATATTAAATACCGTGACGGCGCTAAAAACTTTAAATTATATAAAGGTGCTGAAAAAGTATTTTATAATATTAATAGTATTGTTGGTCATACAACCTGTGTAATAGTTGAAGGCGAAATAGATGTATTATCATTACATGAAGCTGGTATAAGAAATGTTATATCAGTTCCAAATGGTGCTACGTTAAATCACAATAACCTAGATTACTTAGATAACTGTATAGATTATTTTGAAGATAAAGAAAAAATAATACTAGCTGTAGATGCTGATGAACCTGGTACTATGTTAAGACAAGAGTTTATACGTAGGCTTGGTGCTGAAAACTGTTATTTAGTTGATTTTAATGATTGTAAAGACGCAAACGAATACTTAATAAAATATGGCAGCAACGAGCTTGCTAATGCTATACACAGCGCAATACAAGTTCCGCTGGAAAATGTTACAACACTTAAAAACGTAGAAAATGATCTTAAAGACTTTGTTAAAAATGGTTTTAAACCTGGCTACCAAGTTGGGCTCAAAAATTTCGACGAAGTATTCAGCACTTATACTGGACAGTTTATTACTGTTACTGGTATCCCTAGTAGTGGGAAGTCTGATTTTGTTGATCAAATGGTTGTAGGGTATAATAAAATGTACGGTTGGAAGACTGCTTTTGCTAGTCCAGAAAACGCACCTATTTATTTACATGCCCATAAACTTATGCGTAAAACGTGGGGTGACATGCCTTCACCTAGTGATATTGGTAGTGGTAAATGGAAAGAAGTTTCTGACCACGTTAACGATAACTATTATTTCATAGATATGGATAAATATAGTTTAGAATCAGTATTACGTAAAGGTGCAGAGCTAGTTAAACGTAAAGGTATTAAATGCCTTGTGATAGATCCTTATAATAAGGTCAGAGATACAAATGCAGTTTCAGATGATGTTAATAGATATACTATGGACTACTTAGCTAAGATTGAGCAGTTCTGTAAAAAGTATGATGTTTTAACGTTTATAGTAGCACATCCAACTAAAATGTATAAAGGCCAAGACGGTAGAATGGAAGAACCAACTATGTATAACATAAAAGGCGGTGGTGAATGGTATGATGCTAGTTATCACGGTTTATTAGTACATAGAGATTATGAAGCCAAAACTACTAAAGTAAAAGTACTTAAAGTTAAGTTTCAAAACCTAGGTGAAAACGGCGCTGAGGCGCATTTTACATGGGAGCGCAGATCAGGATCATTTGTGCCACAAGTTAACGTATTAGACGAAAACAAAGATGACAGCAGCCTTCCGTGGGAATAAGAAATACAGTATGGGTGAATACACCCGAACTGATAATGAAGAAAAAGCTAGACTATGGTGTCACGAAAACGATATATGTATAACACCAAGGCAAGCTAAATGGGGAGAGCCTATTTGGTATATAGATATAGAAAAAGGTAAATATCCTAATCGTAAAAAACTAGGATCAACACCTAATGTTTATGGACCAATTAGAATATGGGAGAAGATAAGTGAATATCAATTATATTATTACAATAAACATGGAAAATAAATTTTACAACGCTAATCACGCATACAATTACTTGTGGGATTATATAATAAGAAATGGTGTTGATTTTGACAATACAAAGGCTATATTTAATTGTGGCTTTACAATTGAAAAACCATTAGAAAATTATATAACAAACGAAGATCGTAATTGGAAGCCTGATTATGCTGAAGCCGAATGGCAATGGTACTTATCTGGCGATCCTAGTGTTAAAAAGCTAGGTGATATATATGGTAAGGTTCCACCTATATGGGAAAAAATGGCAGATGAAAATGGTCACGTAAGAAGTAATTACGGTTGGCAATGGCAACGTAATCATCAAATAGATTATGTAGTCAATAAGCTTAAAAACTATAAAGAAACAAGACACGCTGCTATAAGTATATACGATTGTAAAGAACACGGTACATATGAGTCTGATACTCCTTGTACATATGCTGTTCAATTTACAATACTTAATGATAAACTAAATATGTCTGTTTATATGCGATCTAATGATCTCTGGTACGGCTTTTGTAATGATCAATACTGTTTTAGTATGTTACAAAAACTTGTTGCAGAGAGACTGTCTATGGACACAGGGTGGTATTACCATCACGCACATAACATGCATATATATAACGATAAATTATGACATATTATATTTATCATATTCCAGGTAAAAAAATTGGTGTTACCTGTGATCTTAATAACCGGGTCACAGTTCAGCAAGGTTATAACCCTGATGAATATGAAATACTAGAAAGCTCTACTGATGTTGATTATATATCAACAAAAGAGAGAAAATTACAAAGAGAATATGGCTACCGGGTAGATATGGTACCATATAAAAACCTTAAACCAAAATCAAATATGAATATAAATATAACTGAACAGACCACAACGTTTCCAGTTCCGGTGGATAAATTAAAAGGTCAATTGTTTGATAATATGGGTATGTCTTGGCAAACTGATCACGGTAAGTTAGATATAACACCTAAAACAATAAACTGGATAATGAAAAACGTTAAAACTTCTATGTTTAATAATAATAGAAGTTATGTATATAACAAAGCATTTGCTAGGTTCTACGAAAACAATGATGTGTTTGAAAAACCAGTAGTTAAATGCTGTAAAAAACCTTTAAAAATGTTTGAAAACATTAGACAATGGGCTGATGAAAGAGGACTATACGATAAAGGTGATACTAAAACTCAATTAATCAAACTACAAGAAGAAATGGGTGAGCTAGCTAAAGCTACACTAGAAAACGATAAGCCAGAAGTTATAGATGCTATTGGTGATATGGTTGTAGTATTAACTAACTTAGCACATTTAAATAATGTAAACATAGAAACGTGTATATCAGAAGCATATAACGTAATATCTAAACGTACAGGTAAAATGGTTAACGGAACATTTGTCAAAGATGCAGATTAAAACTAAAGATAAGATAGTACAGGCTGTACTAAGGAAGATGGATAATCGTAGCATTACTGGCCAAAAGAAATATGGCCAAACAATGTGTAACGAAATAGAAACAGGCAAGAAAGGCTTGTGTATGTTTTTAACAGATGTACAAGAAGAGATAATGGATGCTTTATTGTATATTGAAGCTGCTAAAAAATGTATTGAAGATGAGAAGAAAGATTAGAAGAAAGAAAGGACCTGTTACAAGTAGAAAAGTTACTTGTGACGGGATAACTTTCGCATCAGGACTAGAAAAACACATGCATTTAGCTCTTAAAAAAGCAAAAATACAAGCTGTTTATGAAGGACATACTTATGAAATATTTCCAGCGTACCAGTTTGATACATCGGCTTATGAAAGATGCGCTAACGGTAAAGGTGACTATAAAGATCGTGGACATAAAAAGATATTAAACATATCTTATACACCAGACTTTATGGGTCAAGGATTTATTATTGAATGTAAAGGTAGAGCAAACGAAAGTTTTCCTTTACGTTGGAAGATGTTTAAAAAATATGTTAAAGAACATTTACCTAATGTTATATTGTATAAACCACAAAATCAAAAAGAATGCGAGGAAACAGTAAGGCTAATTTTGAAAAACAAAGGAGCAAGGAGATAGCAAGACGTATGTATGGCTTGAGAAAAATTGATACATTTATAAAATGGACAGTAACACAAAGAGGTTATTTAAAATGGAAGCACTTAAAAGAACAATATTTAAAGTATAACTTACCATGGGACGATTAATATTAAGCTCGTACACTTGGAAGCCTAAAAAGAAAAGACCAGGCATTCACGGTAAAAAGAGAAACACTAACAATAAAAACGGTAAGTACTATAATGGTACTGCTTATAGAGGACAAGGAAGATAATATGAAAAGTTGGGAATTAAGTTTTGGCCTGTTTACAGGATTTTTATTTGGATATAGATCGTATCCAGATGCAGAAAACAATAAGATAGATCATGTATTTTATGTATTTATATTTGACATTTGTTTAACACTACAATATTAATATGGGATTATTTGATAACAGAATAGCGTATAAACCTTTTGAGTACCCAGAGTATTATACTGAGGGTTGGTTGAAACAAGCTCAAGCGTTTTGGTTACACACAGAAATACCTATGTCAGGTGATGTAAAAGACTGGAATGAACATTTAACAAAAGAAGAAAAAAACCTAGTAGGAAATATACTACTAGGCTTTGCTCAAACAGAATGTGCAGTGTCTGATTATTGGACACAAAAAGTTGTAGGATGGTTTCCTAAACACGAGATACAACAAATGGCAATGATGTTTGGTTCACAAGAAACTATACACGCAGTAGCATATAGTTACTTAAATGAAACTTTAGGTCTTGAGGACTTTGAAGCTTTCTTACATGAGCCAGCAACAGCAGAGAGGTTTGATAATCTAGTGGCTTATGATGGTAATGATCCTGTAGAGATCGGTAAGTCTTTAGCTGTGTTTAGTGCATTTGCTGAAGGCGTTAGTTTATATTCTGCGTTTGCAGTTTTATATAGCTTTCAAATGAGAAACTTGTTAAAAGGTGTAGGTCAACAAATGAAATGGAGTGTAAGAGATGAATCATTACATAGCCGCATGGGCTGTAGATTATTCAGACATATGTGTGAAGAAAAAGACTTTTTAAAAGAGTCTTGTAAACCACATATAATAGAAGCCGCGCAAGTTATGCACGATGCTGAAATGAAATATATAGATAAGATGTTTGAAGCAGGAGATATTGAAGGAATGAAATCTTATGATTTAAAACAATTTATAAAGAAAAGAATAAATGAAAAACTTGTGGAGCTCGGATACAAAGAGCTCTCAAAAGAATTTAAATACGACGAAGAAGCGGCAAAAGAGCTTGATTGGTTTTATCATCTTACTGGTGGTCATACCCATACTGACTTTTTTGCTATTAGGTCGACAGACTACAGTAAAGCAAATGAGGGAGAAGATTTCGAAAATATCTGGTAAATAATATGTGGAGCAATAGATGGAAAAAAGGCGAAGACTACCCAGAGTGGGCAGACGCCGATGTATATAAAAAAACAATAACAGGAGGATATTTACATAATGGAGAAACACCAAGAGAAGCGTACAGAAGAGTTGCTAGAACGGTTGCGCAAAGACTACAGAAACCAGAAATGGAAGAGACGTTTTTTACGTACATATGGAAAGGTTGGTTATGTCTTGCGTCACCTGTACTTAGCAATACTGGTACTGACCGTGGCTTGCCTATTAGTTGCTTTGGTATCGATGTTGCTGATAGCATTTACGACATAGGTACTAAAAACCTAGAAATGATGCTACTAGCTAAGCATGGCGGTGGTGTTGGTATTGGTCTAAACATGATAAGACCTTCTGGTGCAAATATTACAATGAATGGTACATCAGATGGTGTTGTACCTTTCTGTAAAATATATGACTCTACAATACTAGCTACCAACCAAGGAGCTGTAAGAAGAGGTGCTGCATCAGTTAACTTAAATATAGATCATAAAGACTGGGAAGACTGGTTAGAAATAAGAGAGCCTAAAGGTGATGTTAATAGACAATCATTAAACCTACATCAATGTACTATAATTGGTGATAAGTTTATGCGTAAGCTTAGAGATGGTGATAAAGTTGCAAGACGTAAATGGGGTAAATTGCTACAAAAGCGTAAAGCAACAGGTGAACCTTATATAATGTACAAGGGTAATATTAATAAAAATAACCCAGCTGCATACAAAGATAATGCTCTGAAAGTATTTATGACAAATATTTGTTCAGAGATAGTATTACACACGGATGAAAACCATAGCTTCGTTTGCTGTTTATCTAGTTTAAACTTAGCTAAATACCACGAATGGAAAGACTCTAATTTAATATATGATAGCATATGGTTTTTAGACGGTGTATTAGAAGAGTTTATACAGAAAGCAAAAAATAGAAGAGGATTTGAAAACGCTGTAAGATCTGCAGAAAAAGGTAGAGCACTAGGTTTAGGTGTTTTAGGTTGGCATACATATCTACAACAAAAAGGATTTCCTTTTGAAGGATTATTAGCACAATATGAGACAAGAAGAATATTTTCACAAATTAAAATTGAAAGCGAAAGAGCTAGTATGGCTTTGGCAGAGCAGTATGGAGAACCTCTTTGGTGTGTTGGAACTGGTTTTCGTAATACTCATTTACGTGCTATTGCTCCTACTGTTAGCAATAGTAAGCTTGCTGGTAATATTTCACCGGGTATTGAACCTTGGGCTGCTAACGTCTTTACAGACCAAAGCGCAAAAGGAACTTTCATCCGAAAAAATCCAACTTTAATAAAAGAATTAGAAAAACATAAATTAAACAATAAAAAAACATGGGACCAAATACTGAGAGACGGAGGTTCAATACAAGGTATCAAACAATTAGAGAACGTTACTATAGGAGAACACAACGTACCTATAAAAGAAGTTTACAAAACTTTTAAAGAAATAAATCAATTAGAGTTAGTTAATCAAGCTGGTATCAGACAGCAATATATAGATCAGTCTGTAAGTTTGAATTTAGCTTTCCCTTCACAAGCAGATCCTAAATGGATTAATAAAGTACATTTAGAAGCTTGGAAAAAAGGTATTAAAACTCTATATTATATGAGAACCGAGTCTGTATTAAGAGGTGATATTGCATCTCAAGCTATGGACCCTAACTGTTTAAGTTGCGATGGATAATATAACAATAAAACAAATACTAGATCCAGTCGATCCTAAGAGGTTCTGGCTGAACTATTGGGGTAAAAAACATTTAGTTATTAGAAGAAATACATTTAAAAATTTATTTAAATGGCATGATTTTACTAATTTATTAAATGGTTACCCTAGAAATTTAAACCACTTACAGATACTAGATTATGATGGTAAAGGTAATAAGTGGTGTTTAGATAAAGTAAATAAAGGTAAATTAAAATTACCTATGTTAAAGAAAAAAGAAGTATTAGACCTGTGGAGGTCTGGTAAAACATTTGTTCTTTCAATGGCAGAATATACTAAACAAGACTTTGTTGAAATATGCGATGAGCTTGAAAGATATTTTGAAAGAGGTCAAGTTAATATATATTGCTCAAGTAAAAAAGATGCTGTTGGTTTTCCAGCGCATTGCGATAGTACAGAAAACTTTTTGTTTCATACAGAGGGTAAAGTTAAATGGACTATATATGATAACTCTGCACCTGAAAGAAAACCTGGAAAGGTTATTGATGAGTTTGTTTTAGAAGCTGGAGATTTATTGTACATACCACAGTACAGATACCATAAAGCCGAATCACTTACGCCTAGAATATCTATAAGTATTCATTTTCCAAACAAACAAAATCAATCATTAAAAAAGTTTCAGATAACTAAAAAAGGTGTGAAAAGAGATGGTTGGTATAACTGGATGCCCGAAGATTTATATTATGATGCTAAAGGTAATAGCACAAGAGATGTACCTAGAAAATTTAGGATGGGCGGAACACGATGGAAAGAAACATATTTTAATAATTTAAAAAAATGAATAGAGTAGCAATAGTAGAAGCTCCTCACAATATTAGAAACGCAACGTTAATGCCTAATTTGAATAAGGCGTTTTGCGCTAAATGGGTTATTGACAATGTAGAAAAGATAGAGGATATTGAAACAAAGGATTATGATTGTTTAATATTGTTTGGTGATAAAGAAAAATTACAAAAAATAGTAAATGAAAGCAGGTAAAATATGGGGTAAAACAGAAATGATACATAAAAATGGTGTCATGGAGTTTCACCGAATAGAATTTAATAAAGGATTTAAATGCTCTGAACATGAGCATAGATTTAAATGGAACGGATTTTTTGTAGAATCCGGTAAAATGCTTGTCAGGGTATGGCAAGAAGATCAAGGTCTTGTTGATGAAACAATACTTGAAGCAGGTGATTTTACTATGGTAAAACCTGGTAAGATACATCAGTTTGAAGGTGTTGAAGATGGTGTTGCTTTTGAATTATATTGGGCTGAGTTTAATCACGATGATATAATCAGAAGAACAGCTGGTACTAAGACATGAAAAACATAGCGGTAGTTATACCAGCAAGACTTAATAGTACTAGACTCAAACACAAAATGTTAATGAAGTTCGATGATGAACCTCTAATACGTCTTGTGTTTGATAAAGTACGTATGATGGGATATGATACATTTGTAGCAACAGACAGCAAGCGTATTGCTAAACTGTTTCCTATGAAATGGTGTATACAAACAGGTAAAGCCGATAACGGTACACATAGATTATCTAAACGAGTTGTATTAGATTTAGTAAATGGATATGATTATGTATTAAACATACAAGGTGATATGCTTGATATAAATCTAGATACAATTAAACCTATAATAAAAGCATTAAACAAAAAAGATGTAGTATGTTTAACTGCATATACTAAAGGCGCTAAATCAGATGATGTTAAAGTTATACATCAAAATGGTAAAGCAATGTGGTTTACAAGATCTGACATAGGTTATGGTGATAGACACTTAGGTATATATGCTTATAAACCTTATTTGTTAAAAGCATATAGAGCTATGAAAGATAAATATAAATCAGAAAACTTAGAACAAAACAAAATATTAGGTTTATACGATATTGATGTAGTTGAAACTACATATAATGGCGTAGAAATTAACACTTATAATGATATAAAATGAAATATGCAGAAAAATACAAAGCACTACACGAAGGTGCTGAATATAAAATAAAATATCCAGACGGCGAATGGAGAGTAAAAAAAGGTAACTATGGTAATGGTGCAGGTTTTAAAACTGTACTAAAACCTGTTAAAAAGTGGGTTGATGAAAACCCTGGCACAATGTTATTAGATTATGGTTGTGGATCTGGTATGGTTTGGGATAATAAAATGGCTATTTACAACGGTGAAAAATATACTAAACCAGGTAAACGTGTTCCTGAAAAATATGATGCCATGACACTTACACAGTTTCTTGGTGAAAACTTACAGGGTTTTTACAGGTACGATCCTTTTCACCCTAAGTATTATATGAGACCACCAGATATTAAATTTGATTTAACAGTTGTTAATGATGTTATAGAGCACGTGCCATTAGAAGAGCTGCCTGCATTGTTAAGAGATATAGCTGATTTAACGTGTACTTGTGGCGCAATAGTAATGTCAATACCACAAAGCCCTTCACACGCGCATTTTATGGACGGTGAAAATATGCACTGCACGTTAATGCCAAGAGGTGAGTGGAAAAAATTATTAAGAAAATATATACCAAAACATAAAATAATAATAAATTTTACTCCATGAAAAAACCGATATTAATAGCTGGTCCGTGTAGTCTAGAAGGTAGAATACAAGCTCATGAAATATCTAACAAATGTCAAGAGCTAGCGGACAAATATGGCTTTGACTATTATTTCAAAGCTTCATTTGACAAGGCTAATAGAACGTCTGTAAACTCTAAACGAGGTATTGGTATAGACAAAGCTATAGATATATTTGCTGAGTTGAAAGATTTAGATAGTTGTAAGATTACAACAGATATACATGAGCCTTGGCAAGCAGATAGGTTAGCTGACGTTGTAGACATTATACAAATACCAGCTTATTTATGTAGACAAACTGATTTATTAGTTGCTGCAGGTAATACGTTTAGAAATATTAATATTAAAAAAGGACAGTTTATAAATGGTAGTAATATGGTGCATGCTGTTAATAAAGTTAAAAGTACAGGTAATAATAATATTATGCTAACTGAAAGAGGTAGTATGTTTGGTATGGGTGATCTTGTTGTAGATTTTAGACAGATCGTAGATATGAAAGAGTTAGGTGTACCAGTTATAATGGACTGCACCCACTCAACACAAAGACCTAATTCAGGTAGCACAACGGCTGGTCAACCACGCTATGCTATACACATTGCAAAAGCTGCGAAAGCAGTTGGCGTTGATGGTTACTTTTTTGAAGTACACGAAAATCCTAGCGCTGCATGGAGTGACGGGTCTAATATGATTAAGTTAGATAAATTTGAAGAAATATTAAAACAATTAGTATGAGAGTATTTATAGGGCATGATAGCAGATACCCAGACGCTACTAAAGCATGCTACAATTCGATTAAAGCATATAACAAAAACATTAAAGTAATACCTTTATATAAACATAAGTTAATAAACAAAGGTGTGTATGGTAGAAAAGATATACAAGGTGAATCAACAGAGTTTTCATTTACTAGGTTTTATGTGCCACTTATGTCTGCCTACAAAGGTGTGTCTATGTTTTGTGATAATGACTTTATATTTAGAGATGATGTTGCTAAAATTTTTAAACAACTAAACGATAGAGATTTAGTAGCTTGTGTTAAGCATAAGTATTATGAATCAAAATCTACCAAAATGGACGGCATTGTAAATAAAGCGTATCCAAGAAAAAACTGGAGTTCATTAATGGTTTTTAATAATGAAAAGTTAAAAGATATTTTAACAAAAGAATATTTAGACAATGCTAGCGCTGCGGATTTACACCAATTAGCTTGGGCTGAAAACAAAATAAGTGAGATTGATAAAATATGGAATCATTTAGTTGGAGAACAAGATGGTTCTAGTAACGCTAAGGGTATACACTTTACAAATGGTGGACCTTGGTTTAAAGAGTATAAAGATTGTGAATTTGCAAATGAATGGAGAAAGATATTAGGAAAATAGTAAAAGATAAATCAGTTATATTTGTTGGTAATTCTGTAGAAATAATGAAGCATGAACATGCTAAATTTATAGAAAGCCACGATATAGTTGTTAAGTTTGGTAGAGCATTAGAAGCTACATCATTACAAGAAAAATCACTAAGCGAAAGAGTTGATGTATGGGTTACTGGTCAGTTTAGATCTCATGCGTTTAGAAAAATGAAAGATCATTTTAAACCTGGTGGTAAGTTTGAAAATACACACATATTACTAAATAGATCAAGAGGTAACTTTCATTTAAAAGAGTTTGTTATTGAAAAACATATGTGTCCTCATTTAATAAAATATGGTTATCAAGAAATGTATAGTGATAAAGAAATTATTGATACTATGAAAGTTTTTGATAAAGATATTATAGGTACTGATCTTAGACCATCAAGTGGTTTTCTAACTATATTGTGGTTTATAGAAAAAGTTAAAACATATAAAAGCTTATCATTGATAGGCTTTGATTTCTTTACAAAATCAACACCAGCTAAAAGAGTTGGATATAATAAAAAATCTAAAAAATCAAACATAAGCGCACACGATCCACATAGCTGGCATTTACCTATATATTTAAGGGCAGCAAGTGCTCATGATACTTATCTCGAAGAACAATTTGTTTCTTGGTTAACAAGAACAAATCAAGTTACTTGGCATATATTAAGTGATTTAAAAAAGAGAAGTATTAAGTATACAGGCTGGGCAAAGAACTTACCAATGATAATAACAGCCTCTAATGAAAGAACTAAATATTACAAATCAAGGGTTAAAACTACTTAGCGCCACAAGGCTTACCATTAGCTATATTAACCCATTTTTCTTTTTGGAACCAATCACGTAGTGTAGCTCCTTTTTTTCTAGCGCCTTTTACATTAGACTTACTAGATCTTTTATATTTACCTTGAGCTGCAGCACTACGTTTAGCACGTATTACTTTTTGCTTTTCAGCTTTGCTCATGCTTTTGTATTTATTATATGGCAAACAAACTTTCTTTGTTCCACCACCTTTAATTTTACTTTTTGGCATTTTTAGGTTTTTTATGACCACATCCTTTCTTCATAAGTGCTTTATGTTTTCTAAGACTACTTACATCATGGACAGATCCGTCCTTACAATACATTTTATGATTTTTCATTTTTTGATTTTAAAGTTTTATTAGCATCTTGTTCCCATGGTAATTTTCTACTCTTTGTATTTATTTGATCAGTAGCTATTTTTAAGCTTTTACCGCCTGGGTTAGCTTTCCATTTGTAGTATAAACTATTAAATTGTAATTGAGGTTCATGATCTTTACCAAATAAACTCATTTGTCTTTTGTGTCCTTTTTCATGCTTTATAGTTTCAAGCATTTGTTTAGGTTTTAAATCTTTATTTACAAATATAGTTTTATTCTCATCAATATAACCCCAATGTTTGTTAGTAGGCATATCAACAAGCTTAACGACATTATCTAGTTTGTTAGAACTTGGATGCAAGCTTAACAACTGATGAAAAGATTTCATTTTAAATCCCATTACTTCTTTTTTCTTCTAGTTTTTCTTTTGGTTTTTTTACCTTTTTTCTTTTCGTTTTTTGATGCCCAAACCGCTTTACGTTGAGCTGCACTAGCATATCCCATTATCTTCTTTTTTTAATTTTTACACAACTACCTTTAGAGTATTTTTTAGTGCCAGCTTTTCTTTTGTAGCCTTTCCAGCACTTAGGCATGTAATTATTTTTTACCACCTTTTCCCATTTTACCTGGTCCGCCTTTTTTAGTGCATCTTACACCCCATCCTGAAGCGTAGGCGCTAGGCCATACTTTAAATTTTCTTTTTGCAGCTGATTTACAAGCTGGACTAATTTTTCCCATTTCCTTTAATTTTTTCGATTGAACTAATACCAAAGCAACCTAGTGTAACCCATACAAATGAGTTATAAACTACTTCATTAATAATAAGATCTTTTTCAGCTATCACACTTGTTGCTAAATCTGCTACAGCAAATAATGTCATTACTATAAATGACATAAATCCTATAACATTTTTTTCATTAATTTCGTTTTTATCTTTAAATAATGCCCACATAATATTTATTTTTTACCACCACGTGAATATGGAAATAAAGCATTCATAGCTTTACGCCTACCTTCACAACCACATGGTATATTTAAACCTTTTGATACTCTATCTACAGCTGTCTTAATGCCAGTCTTAGTAGTGAATTTATGTATAGTGTCTCCTAATCCTCTTGATTTCATAATATTAACATTTCCATCTACGTCTAGCAGCTTTACCTCTTTCACCGGTCCAACCTTTTGATCTAGCGCAAAATGATTTTCTTCGTTTAGCAGCTTTACTACCAGGCTTTACTTTACCTGTTACTGCTGTTTTTAATTTACTACCAGGGTTTTTACGTTTATAAGCTGCAACTCCTTTTTTAGTCATACCAGCACCTTCTTTAGTAGTTCTAAAGTTTCTATTCTTACCTTTAGTAGTTTTTCTTACGTCTGGTTTTGGCATAATTAATTATTTTTTTTAGGATTATCTTTTGCTGGATTAGGTGGGTTTATAACTGGTCTATTTGGCGGTCTATTAATAGTTGGCGTATTATTATTATTATTATAATTGCTATTACCACTATACAAAGGTTTATGTACGTTGTACAAACCTGGATGATAATATGGTTTATCCCATCTAGTGTAGTAACCGTTGTATGGTCTATACCAATCATAACCAACCACGTTATACACTACGTTAGGTCTTATATCTCTGATAGGTATTTTTAAAGTATCACCGTTTTCAGTTAATGCTAACACGTGAGTTACTTGAGGCCCTTTGCTTTGATAATAATAAGGTGAACAACTAGCTAACATAGCAAGTAATAATATTGCTAGTAAAACTGTTATTGATATTACTCTACCTAAGTCTCTTTCTTTATCTGTCATATTACCATGTATTTAGTCTTACCGTTTTCATGATAAGCTTTTAAACATCTTTTTCTGTTTTCACCTGGATTTACATAGCTTACGTGTACCCACGCTGGATTACTATCATCACCAAACTCCCATATCATTTGATCAAACTCTAAGTTTTCTTTAATAAACTTATACATATCACAATTTTTCATGTGACCAAACGTGTCGTCTATATCCATTGCTTGACCGTGACAATGTTGTGATTTTGCTGACCCACCGATTGCAGCATTAAGTTCAGGTCCACGATAAAACGAATTTATCTTTATAGGACCTCCTACGTGCGTTCTAAGAGGTTCAAATACTTTTTCTGCTAATAGCTTCATGTTTTGTAAATGAGCATCAGAGGGATCGTTTTTTAAACCAAGTCTCAAAGCAGTTATACTATATACACCTTCTTTGTAACTTATATGTTTACTTATTTTATCCATTTTTAATTGCTTTTTTGACAGCTCTAGCTTTAGCTTTTATTTTAGCTGCTTTAGCTATTATAATATCATCTACTGTAGTTTTACTCCACAGTAAAGTCCATACGTCTTTCCAGTATTGTTTTGTTAATTTCCACATAATTTATTTATTTAGCATCCGCAACAAAACGGACAGTTAGGTATTCCACACATATCTTAAAATTTACTTGCATTATTAATTTCATTAATGGCTTCTTGAATATCGTTTAAATCTGCTGGTAGCATTAAATCTAAACCAGCTTTAAAAACAGTTTCTTTTATACCGTCTTTAAATATTATTAACGTGGGTGCCATACGAACCCTGTATTTCTTTTTTGCTTCAGGAGCTTTTGATATATCAACTCTATAATAAACAGCGTTTTTTATTGTTTCCCACTCAGCAAAGCAATTAGCTTCATTAAATTTAGCCCAAAACTCTACAACAATAGGTTTTGTTTCATCATCACCAAAAGCATTGTTACTGTTTATTTTATCTTCAAAATTTGAATCATCTATCCAATATTTTTCTGGAACGTCTTGTTGTGCAAATGATATAAATGGTATTAAAATTAAAATTAAAATGTTTTTCATTATTTATTTTTTTGTATTTCATATAATCTTTCATCAATTTTATCTAATTGATCTCTCATAGCCTCAACATCTTCTTGAGTATCCATAATTGTTTGGCGTATTAACTCGTCTTTCAGATCATACTCTATTCTATCAATAACTGGAGCGGGAAGCTCTTTCGCCTCAGCTATATCGGCTTGTAAAGTAAACCACATTGCTGCCAAGCTAAATATGCCTGCACCAGCTAAACCTATAGTTTTTAAATCTATTGTAACTTTAGTTTCTTCTGATATTTGTTTTGCCATTTTATTTATCTTTTAATTCTTCAATTATTGACATTAATTTGTCTACATCTTTCTGTAGGTATTCAATTCTTAAATCTTGTTTAGCATCATCAGGTAATGCACCCATTTCACCTCTTGGCCATTTAATTCTAAATTCATCGTTTAGTGTTTGGTTATATTCTAACCTAACAAGCGTGGAGTCTATAGCTCCTATTTTAGCTGTTAGATCAAACCATATACCTGCTATAGATATAATACTAACTATTATACCTATTAATGTTTTTATGTCAAGCTTTACTTGTGATTTTTCTGATAGTTCTTCCATTATCTAAAAGTGTAGTTTATACCAAAATTTGTTCCATATATTTTACTGTCCCAAAACTTGGTATACTCACCCTCTACAAATACACCCAAAGCTTTACTTACTTTCCAACCAAACATTAAACCTGCTTGGTAATCAGACCACTGTTCACCTTCAAGTAAATTATTATGGCCTCCAAGTCCCCAACTATTTCTATGTAAATAGCTAAAGTCTTCATTACCTTGTACATATTTGTGATAAGGTAATATCCAGCTACCATAAGCATGCAGCCAAAAATTATTTTTATAATGATAAAAATCAAAACCGACAACAGGAGCAACTTCAGCAAAAGGATCTAGCTCAGCCCAACGTTCTTGATTATATCTATTTAATAAACCAGGCATTACATCATCTCTAAATTGTCTATCTGTATACGCTACTGTAACACCTTCTTCGTTTCTCCAAAACCAATCATAATAATAATCACCTGTTACCCAGTCTATCATTTGATAGTATATATCTTCATAGCCATACTCATAACCTAATTCATACCAATAGTTAACTATACCACCGTTGTCATCTGTTTCATTTAACCATATTTCTACAGGATTATAACCATAAGGTCTTTGATGTGTTCTATATATTGCACCTGCAGATATACTAAATTTCTTACCAATAGGTAACCTGGCTCTTAATTCACCAGACTGATACTCAAATCCTACATTACCAGACTCTCTTGATTCAAATTTAGCAATATGATAATTACCAGTGTGTCTAATAAATAATCTCTTATTTTTAAACTCATCACCGTTGTGTCTTTGTTTTTCCCAATGTAACATGTATTCTAAACCTTGCACTGCAGCTGAAGGAGCTGATAATGCTACATTACTTTCTTTGCCATTATAAAAGTTTTGACCTTTTATTTCATAATCAAATCTAGCTAGCTTCCTAATACCAATTCCGTATCTATAATCAAATGGATGATATATAGTTTGATCAACAACGTCTGGTATCGCGTATAAGTTTTCTGGATCTGTACGTATGAAGTATTTAGGTTGTTCTTCTTTTGCATTACCTATGTTACCGGCAGCATAAAAAGTTCCGTACTTTAAAAAATCTTTATAAACTTCTTTAAAAAAGTTTTTCTTTTCTTCTTGAGCTATTGCATTAAAGCTTATAAATAATGCTAATATTGTTAAAATTTGTTTCATCTGTAGTAAAGTTGTTATAGTTTAAGTAATCACTTGTTTTCGCTATACTTTTAATAGTTATTTTATTTTTCTTGGGTTTGTAAGCTGTCTTGATCTAACTTTATTTTTTTCCTTTAACCTTGGATCTGGTTTAGGTTTTTTACTAGGCTCATCATCTTCTATACCTACTTGCCAAGTTCTCCAACCAAGAGCCACCGCCATACGTTGCCAAGCTTCATGTTCGTTGTTTAGCACTTCTCTTGTACTTTGTATTTTATAATATACTCTATCAGTAGGCACGTTAGTTGCAGCAGATATTAAGTTAGAACTAGCTTCAATAGCAGGGTTGTCTATATCAAGCCCCATCTGCATCATTTCTTTTTTATTAAATTTATAGGTTTGTAAAGCTGAATATGTTTTTCTAGCCTTACTGCCAATAGGTGGTGATATATTGAAAGCTTCAACTAACACATAACCGTAATCAGCTCTATTTGAAGGTTTATCAGATTGCTTTTTAAATTCCATTATTGTGTTTTTCAACATGGCTACTATAGCACCTTTTATACCCATACCTCTAAGTACTGAATCAGCCATACCATTTGCTATGTTGTTGTACTTTTCTTTTGCTTTTTCATCTTTCTCATCATCATCAAATGCTAGCGCAAAAATAGCATTTTGCATAGCGTTGAATACCAAGTTTTGCATACCTACGTAGTAAGTAACTCTTGACAACTGTATCATTCTACTTTTTGCTAAAGTATGATAACCACCTGTAACAGGATCTTTAACTCTTCTACCTTTAGCAAAATCTAATATTTCTTTCTTAGAAAACCTGTTGTACTGCATTGTTACGTTTTGAAATGCTAGTATCACTCTACCTAATGGTCCAGCTTGTTGTTTAGATATAAGATCTGGTCTACCTGATTGCTGTGTTGTTTCTGCTATTACTTGAAAATCTAAAAACGCTTGTTCTTCAGCAGCTTCTCTAGACATGTTTTTATTCTTCATGTATGCTTCTGTTCTATTTCTGTACATAGTAGAACCACCTAATGCAATTGCAAAACTATCAGCCATTTGTGTAAATACAAAACCTTTTTGAAGTAACACCGCAATAGCTTTTCTTACTGGATCTTTATGACCCTTAACTTGCTCACTTATTTCTTGCCAGTTTACATCCTGCGTCATACCACCACGTCTTTGTTTTAAGAAGTCAGAATTAAATATCATGCCAAAATCTTCCCAAAACTGAGTTTGATTAGCAAAAGCTTTACCAGCTGCAAATATATTATTATCTGAATAATTTATAAAGTTTGTAAAAGATATTGTTTGCATAACAGCTGATCTAGTGTTAAGAAACATAATAGTACCAGTTGCGTTATTAATCCAGTCCATCCATTTGTTAACGGCTTTATTTTGACCAAATGTTCTATTGCTACCTTTTTCTATTCTATATATAAGATCTTCTAATGCTTCTCTAAAATCAGTACCGTATACAGCTTGTACTTTATTTAAGTTTTCAGGACTAAATATTTCATTTTTATTTTCTACAAACTCTTTTAAATAATCAGATCTTTTACCTAATTGATTTATAGCTGTTAAATCTAAACCTATTGAGCTTGTTAACCAAATATCATCTGGCTTTACGTAACCTTCATCTAATTTACTTATTGCGCTTATTTTATTAGCAAAAGCCTCCATGTCAGGATCACCTTTAACAATAGCTGTAAGTTTTTTAACATCTGTTTTAGATAAACCAGGTATTTCCATACCATTTTTATTCCATAAATAAACTCTTATAGCTGTGTCATAAGTAAATTTATTATAACCAGTATCGTTCCTTAACATCTTATGTATGCTAGGCATTTCTTGTTTAAGAGCTTCGTAATCGTTTCTAATTTGTTGCTTAGCTCGATTTATAGCATCAATACCTCTAGTTATAGGTTTTAATAATGTTTCTTCAAAAAACTCTTTATGAGCTTCACCTTGCTTTCCCTTGCCTGCAAACTGTAATAATAAACCTCCAAAATCTTCTGCTGATGGCTCTATAAATATATTCCAATTACCAGTACCATCACCTCTTGCTTTACCAGCCGCGTCTGAGTATGTTGTCTCAGCTCTTATGCCTTTTGTTTCTTCTAGTATCTCGTTAAATCTTTGGCTTTTCTTACCACGCTTACTGTATACAACATCTTCTCTAGCTTGTTGTATATCTGATTTAACATCTACAATGTCTAGTACATCTTTAACAGCTTTAACGTTTTTAATAGCGTCATCAGCAAAGTAAAAATCATTATAACCATCAGCTGCTTTAGCTATCATAAAATCAGCTTTTGCCTCAGGCGTACCATTTTCTAAACCTGTTATATTTTCTAAAGGTATATCAACACCATTGTCTGATAAAAACTTTTTAATAGCTGGAGCTGCTGCCTGTGGTCTTGCTGTTAATATAAAAACATCTTTGTTACCAAACTTCTCTACACGCTTTTTAATAACATCAAACAAAGGACCTTTTTGACCTTTTTTTACTTCGTTAAATTCTGAAAAATCAAATATAGCTCCTTGTTCTTCTAAAGCAGCAGACTGTAGAGCAAACTGTGTTGCGTCTATTTTTATAAATTTACCGTCTTTTGTAGTTACACCAATCATGCTTTTTGTTTTAGCAATGGTGTCATCAAAGTCCATAACAGTTATACCTTTTTTAGGAGCGTCTGTTCTTCTTGCCATTTCAATAGCTTTATCTATTAAAGCTTCTTTACTACGTTTGCTATACACAAAGTTGTTCGAGCCAACGGTACCACCGTTTTCAAGATCATGTAACTCCATAAAGCTCATTACTTCTTTGTATCTAGTATCTAACGGATCTTTACCAAACTCATGTCTAACACCCATGTTGCTTTGCTGGCCTCTATCTTTTATTATATCATCTATAGCTTTAGGTATAATAGCACCTTTGTAGTTTTTTAACTCAGCATCTAAATTTTTCTTTGATTTTGCTGATCCTGAAATAATATATTCATATGCTAAATTAGCCACTACGTTAGCAGGTATCATATGCTCAAATACAAAAACGTCATTAGGGTCAATACCTAGTAACTTAGACATAACATCTTTACGAACAGTTGGTATTAATGTAAGTTCAGCAGCTTTTCTACCTAAACCACCTGTGTCTTGAAATAAAGCTTCTATATGAACCCTCATCTGTTTGTTAGTTATATAACCGTATTGATTTAATATTCTATATGTTTCAATAGTATCTTTTAATATTTGTTTATATTTTAAACCTTCGGTTCTAATACCATTATAATCGCTTGGATTTATGTTTTGATTTGTGTCTTTTAAATAAGGATCTTTTTTACCTAACGTTACACCTTTGTTTTGCGTAACTTTAAATTCACCAACATTTTTATTAAAGTCGTTTATACTTCTAAACGTAGATGTTCTTGAGCCTTTAGGATGTGGCTTAACTTCACTTTGTTTTATTCTTATTCCAGCAGGATCTTTAGTTAATATAAAACCACCAATAGAATCAGGTTGCCATGAGTGATTTATTACTATGCTTAAGTTAGCGGGATCTAATGGTAAAGGAATTTTTGTATCACCATCCATTATAAAACCTTGCTCTACAGCATCTTTAAAATCTTTATAACCTAATCTAGCATTGTTTATTAAATTTATATCTGATTTATCAAAACCATTGTTACCGTCTAAACCACCATATTTTATAGAAATAACATCTCTATTTAAATCATGATTTGCTAATAAATAATTAGCTGTTTTTTCAGCTATATTCTTAACGTCTAAATTGTGTGCAAAATTTGTTTTTATAAACTTAGGAACAAACTCGTTACCTATTGCGGTTAATTCACCTATTTTAACAGTTGTTATTTTACCTTCATCTTTTGCTTTACGTAAATGATGTTGTAGTATCCTATGTATACCGTTAAACTTAGAGCCAGCAGGTTCAGAAGCATACATCTTTAAATCATCTATAAAATCTTTGCTTATTAATATTTTTCTTATTTCGTTGTAATCTTTTACAGCTTCAGGATCAGTACTTTGTGATAATTTAGCAGCTCTTTTACTAAACACAAGGTCAACAGGTCTCTGTACTACTTTAGCCATAGCTTGTACGGCTGATTCGTTTTGCATAGTACCTTTGTTTAAACCTTTTTCATCTCTTTTCAATAAAACATCAGGATCACCCATGACCTGCAGAGTAGCATCGTTTGCAAGCTCTATAGCTAATGCTTGACCTAATGATTCTTTTCTTGCTCTACCTTCAAAATATTTTACAAAAGCATCAGTATCTATATTATCTTTTACAAATAAAGCGTTACCAGCATTTAAATTCTTAATATTTAAATTAAGTTTAGACTGCTTTCTGGTTTGTCTATCAACAACCTTTGTAGTTAAATCTTTAAATCTTTTATTAATAACATCTTGTGAAAGCTTAGACCATATTCTTTTTTTATTCTTTCCTAACCAAGCTTTGTAGTCATCTACGTTTTTAGGTATTAAACCTTCAGATATTAATATTTTTCTTATTTCTTTTTGAAATATTTCATTTAAATCTTTTCTAAGGTTTTTATTGTTAAAGTCAAGCACTACTTCTTTACCGCTTCTTTTAACAAGTTTTTTTCTAGTAATAATATCTTTTACTTTGTTTATTATTTTTTCATACTGAGGACTACCAGTTTCTATTTGAAAAGCGCCTTCTCTTATATTTACAAACTCAGTATCTACCTGTACAGTTTCTTCACTAGTATCAACTTCTTGACCTGTAGTTTCTGAAGCAAAAGTATCTTGTATACCCATACGTTTTGCTAAACTTTGTGATCTTTGTACCATTAACTGTGTTAGCCAACTATCTAAACTTTGGCTTCTTTGTTTTGATGGATCCCATTCATTTTGTAATATAGCTGCTGCTTCCATTACCATTTGATCCTTAAACATTTGTCTAGCTTTAAATCTATCTTCGTTTAATACTCTTGTTAAATCTTGTGGTATCTTGTCAAATAATCTTTGTGTTTGATTTTCTACAACACCACCTATTTCTTGACCAAAATCGCTTTCAGTAAAAGGTACAGTCATACCATCAACAACTCTACCATCAGGTGTACTAGACAACGTCTGGTTTAACATCGATCTAGCGTTACCGTTAAACTCTGACTCAAGTCTTGGTTGTAGTCTAGAACTAAGCGCTATATCACCACCTTTAGCTGGAGTAACACCTTTTAAACTACTTGTTAATTTATCTGTAAGCTTACCTTTTTTATTTGATTTAGCATATTCTACCACAAAGTTCTTTAGTCCTTCAGTAGTTCCAAAATCTATTTCACCTTTAATACCACCTGTGTTAAATAATTTTTTAAAGAAATTTAAAGCAGTATTAGGATTATTTTCAATATCTATTTCGCCTTCCAAAACACCTTCACCAAACAAAGCCATATACTCGTCTGGGTTTTTTTCCATATACGCAGGCGTATAAGTCTGTGGTTCATCTTTTATCCTGCTTTGAACATAACCATTAGTATCATACTTATTAACCATGTTTTTTATAGTCATAGCATCTATTTTACCTGATGCTATCATAGCCTTTGTTAATGGGTGTAAAAACTCGTGCTGTGCTGTAGTAACTATACCTTTTTTATCAGAGTCTCTATTAACAAATAAAGTATTAGTTTCAGGATCAAAAACTCCATCACCAATTTCTTTTTTATCATAACCTTTAGCAATTAACTCTTCAGTAGTTGTGCCCTCTACAGTAGTGTCTTTATTTATAACACCAGCAGCCATAAGTTGTTTAGACGCTTTTTCAACAAAATCAATACCAAGTATGTTTTCTGTATCAATATTAAGTAAAGCAGCTTGTTTTTTAAGCTTTTCTATTAAAACATCATTTGGGACGTCTCTTTTTTGTTCGGTGTTAATTCTTCTTACTAGATCATCTTTCTTCAACATGTTGTTGAATATCTTGTTTTTGTCTTTTGCTTTTAAGTCAGGGTTTAATCTAAATGTTCTGCCAGCTGCTTCTAGTGATTCTAAGTAATCCATCTCAGCTTTATAGTTGTCTGAGTTTAAATTACCATTATTATATCTTTTTTGTATTTCAGCTCTTATACTACCAAAAAATTCATTTGACACAGCATAGTTATTAGATATATCAAATTTAGTAGAAAAGTTTCTTGCTGCTTGCCTTAACTCTATTATACTTTGTTTACCAATACCGCCTATACCAGGTAACATAGCACCAACTATATAACCTCCAGCACCAGCTTGAAACAATTGATCAGCTTTTACATACCTATTATTTAAAAAAGTACCAGATTCATCGTTTTTATCACTCATAAACTGTGATAAACCTAATACTGTTTCTTGACCTACTTCAGTGCCAAGCTCAATTAAACCACTAAAGTTCATGTTTTTACCTTGTTGAACAGCGCTTTTAGCAACTCTGTTATAATGACCTTTTAATAAAGATCCAAAAACTTGCTTTACATCATCTCCAACACCCATAGCTTTACCAACACCTTTCATTACTCTACTAGCACCTATTCTTTCTAAATAACCAGCAGCAACTGCTCCAGCAGCTACATAAAACTCGTTTACGTTTTCTTCTTCTTCTTTTGCAAATTTAATATAGTCTTTAGCTGTAAGATCTTCAACTGGTATTTTATACTTATCAGACATTTGATTAGCTAGTATATCTCTTCTAGCTTGACCATACATTGTTGCTGATACCAAAGGTATACCAACATAAGGAACAACCGCCATGCCCATATAAGGTAATGATTGACCTAATGTTCTAAAAGCCTCACCAAAACTAACTCCATCTGAAAAATCAGTTGGATTAAATAATTGCAAATCATCTTGTCTTTTTAAATAAGGTAAAAGTGTTTTTTCGAACTTTTCCGTAGCTTTTTTAATTTTCTCTTCTTGAAACTTAATGTTTTCAGCTACAGTACCTGTTTGTTTTTCTATTTTTGGTTTATCAAATTCAGTTTCTTTTGGGACGATATTTGTTATCCAAATAGATTCATCTTCAGGGTTTAATTTTCCTAATCTTTCTAGTTCCCTAGAAGCTTCTTGTATTCCTTTCTGCTGCATTTGCAACTCAACACCTGAAAAGCCTTGAGCAGCATTCATTGACCCTTGGTATATACCTTCACCTAAATCACTTATTATAGGTATATCAACATCAATTGCTCTAAAAATAGCATCTTTGTTTCTACCTAGTTTTCTAGATACATCTGTACTATATTTATTAGCAACACTCACATATGCTTGTAGTCGTTTTTGTACGTCTACATCGTCGTTAAAACCTGCGTACAACTCTTTATATTCTTCTTGAAACTTTTTATCTAGTTCTGCTAGATTAAATTCATTTTCAAAAGATAATTCTGATGTTGATGATTCTTTAGCTAATTTAGAATATTTATCTTTTAGCGCATCTATTTGTGGTTGGATTAAAGCTGTATACTGCTTGTTTTTAGCTTTTATAAAAGGATCATTAGCAATATACTGAGACTGTATGTTATTAAAAACGTCGTTTAGTACTTCGTCTGTATCTACTTGTCTTGCTTCTTCTTTTGTTTTACCTTTTAAATATTTATCTACTACTTTTTCATCTAATGTTTTAGAAAGCTCAGTGTAAAAATCTGTAGGTACGTCTTCTGTAATAGTATCAATAGTACCAAATTCATCTCCTCTAGGTACTTTTCTATCCTTTTTTACAGTTGTTGCTAGTGATGGATAATCCGATAAAGATATCTCCGAAGTTAAGCCCGTATCTTCTGGTGCTGTTATGTCCGGCGCCGCGTTCGCACCCACAGTCGTGGCACCTGTTATCTTTCCCAAATTAATGTCGTATTCTTCTAATAGTTCATTAATTATTTCCTCATCGTAGCCTTTATCTACAAGAAGTTGTTTATATTCCTCTCTGTTCATGATTTAATATTATAAGTTTTTTGTTTCTAACTCTACCATAAGAGCTTTAACTGTCATAGTTCGACCTCCGTATTCAACGTATTGATCTTTAAGTCTATTAAATAAATCTTTACTTGCTGTTGCTGCATTATCCATAGCACGTATGAAGTATTTAGGATCTTGTTTTGCTACCATACTAACATACTTATGCATTGATCCTTGATCACCAAATGGGTTATCTGATGTAGGTTTGTGCACATCGCCAGCTTCTGTACCTGTATCTAGTAAATGTCTATATAAATTAGTTTTTGCGTATTCCATAACAAAGACTTGAGCATCGTTTCTGTAGTTTTGAGCATCTTTTCCTGTTTTGCTAACTTCAACTCCTCTTCTAACGTAAAGCTTTTCAAAATCAGTAGGATTAGATAAATCAAGAATATCAGTTTTTTCAGGTAAATCTCCGTAAGTATCTTCATATGTACCATCTTCTTTTTGTACTTGGTACTTTATACCTCTTTTTTGATCATATCCAAACGTTAACTGTTTACTCATTGGATCGTAGTTAACTTCATCTATAAATCTAACACCATCTTTGGTATCAACTTTAGTTCCTTTAAATTTATTTACAGCATCGTCATATTTACCTTCTTCAACATCGTAGTAATCATAATTACTATCAACTAACGAAGGTACTTTAGGTCCTTCCCAATCATCACCAGCTTCTATTTTTTCTATAGCCATTTCACCCACAAAAGAACCTATTTCATTTGCTACCCTCGCGCCATAATTTAATCCTGTAGCTCTATTTTTTTCATCGGCTGTTGCTTTTTTTACTTCTGGTGTATCAGGTTCAACTATTTCATCTGCTTTTCTATACTTACTTGTTAAACCTTGCGCATACAGATCAAGATATATTTTTTCAGAAACCATATTGTCTTTAACATTATTTAAAGCTTCAATTGTTGTTTGTACATTTTCACCTTTAAGGCCTAGCTTTTTTAACAACGATACATTTAAACTAGTGTCGTTATGTTTTGTTTCTAGTAAATCAGCTATTATCTCTCTTTTTTCAAATATACCATTTTCACCAGTATCACCTTCTGCTAAATCAACTAATGTTTTAAGCAACGGGTTATCTTCACTAGCTTCAGTAAGCATACTATATCTTTTTGAATAACCAAAGTTTACACTGTTGTTAAATATATCTGTAATCATACTTTCACCACCTGGTATACCTTTAGCAGAAGTCTTAACAACATTTACATATTCATCTACACTGCTTTTTAAATATTTTTCAGGTGTTACAGCAAAACCATCTACATCTTTAGCTGGTACTTTACCTTCAGCAAAAATTTCATCTGCTCTAGTTTCAAAATCACCTTGAATACTTTTAATTACACCTTTTTCACCACTGTAAGCCTCTTTGTATCTTTCTAAGTCAGCTGGATTATTATTACCTATGTATGAGGCTAATAACTTAGAATCAACATCGATATATTTTTTATCTGGTGGATCGCCATTACGCCACTTTGGATTTTCTATTTTGATATTCATATCAAAATCATTATTACCTTTGTTTTGAAATTCAAATTGTTTAGCTATTTCTGGATTTTTACTTTGAAAACCATTTCTAGCAGCTTTAATAACAGCTGCGTATTCTAAGTATGTTTCTGAACTTTTATTTAAACCACCTTTTTCATCTAATTCAGGTAACACTTGAAATAAAGCATTTAATGGTTGTGCTGCAGCTGAAAAATTTTGCGCAGCTAAATCTAAATCTACATCTGATCTTCTTTCTTGATTAAGGTTTTTAGCAAAAAACCCTGCGCTTTTTTTACCACCAAAATCAACTTTTGTAGCGCCACTATAAAACTCATTAACACTTTTTAATATTTCTGCTTGAGTATCAGCTTGTAAACCTTTTAAACCAGCAATATCTTGCTTCATTAAGTCAGATCTTACCTGAACATCTGATTCGTATTCTTCTTGTTCTTTTTCTATATTACTATAATACTCTAAAGCACCCTTCATGCCTTCTCTAAAAGCAGTTTGAAAACTTCTATTTATTAACGTGTAATCTTCTTTAAAAAATCTTGGATTTCTATAACTCATAATTTTATTTTCTTTTAATCTTGGTCTGGATCAGTAAAGTTTTTCAATAAATTTTCTCCAAATTTTCCTTCACCTATAAGACCACCTAACGCAATACTACTAGCGCTACCTAATGCACTAGCAAAACCAGCTTGTGAAGCTTGTCTAGCTTGTAACATCTGCGCTTGAGCATTATCTAATAACGCAGCAGATCTATCTTCATCTCTAAACTGTCTAGCTTCTGTCATTTGTTGTGTAAACGATGTAC